AATATGGAACATGATGATTTAGTTGATAGCAGCACGCAAGCTCTGTTAAGATTTAGACAAGGTGGTTTTATTCCTCTAGATTCAGATGAAGAAGAAGAACCTTTAGAACATAATAAAGTCGCAGACTATTACTGAGGTATTAAGTGGCAATAGAAAAAAATAATCCAGCAACTCCAATAGCTGGTACAGACGAAATGCCTGAAGAAGATTTATCAATCTCCATAGATAATCCTGACTCGGTCTCAGTAGAGACCGATGATGGAGGCTTACTGATTGATTTTAATCCAGAATCAGAAAAGCTTATGGCAGAAGACTTTGATTCTAATCTTGCTGACTATATGTCAGAAGATAACCTAAGCAAACTAGGCACAGAATTAATAAGCCAATATCAAGCAGACAAGGATTCTCGTTCTGAATGGGAAGAAAGTTATGTAAAAGGTTTAGACCAATTAGGTTTGAAGATAGAAGAAAGAACAACTCCTTGGGCAGGAGCGTGTGGAGTCTTTCATCCTATGCTAAGTGAAGCTGTAATTAGATTTCAATCTCAATCCATATCTGAGATGTTTCCTGCTCAAGGACCAGTTAGAACTAAGATAGTAGGCAAGCTTACTGAAGATAAAACAAAACAAGCTGGTCGAGTACAAGATTATTTAAACTATCTTCTGACTTATGAAATGTCAGAGTATCGAACTGAAACTGAGAAGATGCTTTTCTCTTTACCCTTGGCAGGGTCTGCATTTAGAAAAGTTTATTATGACCCGAACTTAGAAAGACCTAGTTCAATCTTTGTCCCAGCAGAAGATGTTGTAGTTAATTATGGCGCAAGTGATTTAGAAACTTGTCAGCGTGCAACTCATGTAATGCACAAATCAACAAATGATATTCGTAAGATGCAAGTAGCTGGATTCTATCGAGATGTAGACATTCCAGAGCCAGCAGATAATCAATCAGATATTCGTAAGAAGTATGATGAGATGACTGGCGAAAGTAAAACTTATAACTACGATGACCGACATACTGTTTTAGAAATGCAAGTAGACCTTGATTTAGAAGGTTATGAAGACATGACAGATGGTGAAAAAACTGGGATAGCTTTGCCTTATGTTGTATCTATAGATTACCCAAGCGGACAAGTATTAAGCATTAGAAGAAACTATTATCAAGATGACCCTAAAAGATTAAGGCGTATGCACTTTGTACATTACCAATATCTTCCGGGTTTAGGTTTTTATGGTTTTGGTTTGATACATATGGTTGGTGGTTTAGCTAAATCTGCAACATCAATACTAAGACAATTAGTAGATGCAGGAACATTATCTAATTTGCCGGGTGGTTTAAAAGCTAGAGGTTTAAGAATCAAAGGCGATGATACTCCTATCATGCCCGGAGAGTTCAGAGATGTTGATGTACCCGGTGGTGCAATTAGAGATAACATAACCTTCTTACCTTACAAAGAACCATCAGGAACTTTGTATCAACTCTTACAAAACATTGTAGAAGAGGGTAGGCGTTTTGCTAGCATGAATGATATGAAAGTATCTGACATGAATAATCAAGCTCCTGTAGGAACTACCTTAGCTTTGCTTGAAAGAAACATGAAAGTTATGTCAGCAGTACAAGCAAGACTACACGCTTCGATGCGAAAAGAATTTGAGATTCTAGTTGGCATTGTTAGAGACTTTACCAATCCTGCTTATCCATATGAAATGGATGAAGAAGAATTTATTAAAGCAGAAGACTTTGATAATAGAATAGATGTATTGCCAGTATCAGACCCCAATGCTTCTACTATGGCACAAAGAATTATGCAGTATCAAGCTGCTATGCAATTAGCTACTACAGCTCCACAAATTTATAATATGCCTGAGCTACATAGACAAATGCTCGAAACACTTGGCATAAGAAATGTAGAAGATATTATTCCTGATACAGATGATATAAAACCTGTAGACCCAGTTACTGCAGTACAGAATTTAATTAATGGTAAACCGGTGAAAGCATTTAGCTATCAAGACCATGAAGCACATATTGAAACAGTTGCTGCTGCACAACAAAATGCAGAGATACTTGAGAAGCTTGAACAGAGTCCAAATCAAAACTCTATTCTTGCCAATGCAAGTGCTTATGTAAATGAACATCTAACTATGATGTTTAGAAAACAAGTTGAAGAAGAAATGGGTATACCACTTCCTGCAGAAGGAGAACCATTACCTCCTGAAGTTGAAAAGAGAATATCAGACCTAGTAGCGGAAGCTGCACAAAGAGTTGCTCTTACATCTCAATCTAAAGCACAACAAGCTAGAATACAAGAACAACAACAAGACCCACTACTGCAAATGAAAGAAAGAGAAGTTGCAGTTAAAGAAGCTGATGTTCAAAGAAGAATTGCAGTCGATACTGCTAAGATTCAACTTGATGCAGAGAAAGCAGAAAACCGAGATGAGATAGAAAGAGAAAGAATATCATCTCAAGAAGAGATTGCTGGCGCAAGGATTGGACAAAAGGTTGCTAGTGATTTGCTAGATAATCAACAGCTTGATGATAGCAAAAAGAGAGAAGATTTTAAATTAGGACTTGACATAGCAAAAGACTTGCTACAAGATTCTAATAATAATGGCGATTGATTTCAAAGAGCAATCACTTTCAGAGTTTCTGAAGGATAGACTTACTGAAATCAAAGTTGAACATAGAGACCATTTGGGTACAGGAAACTTGAAAGACTTTGCTGAATACAAAAGGTTCTCTGGAATAATCGAGGGCATTGCCCTTGCAGAAAGAGAGTTGGCTGACTGGATAGACAGACATACTCGTGAATAGGAACTCGACTCCTAAAGTCGTGCAAATAATATGACAGAAGCAATTAAAAAAGAAATCAATCCAGAAATAGAAGAAGATAAAAGGAAACAATTACCTGACCCTAAAGGCTGGAAGGTTTTAGTTGCTATGCCACAAGCAGATGAAAAAACTGATGGTGGTATTATTAAAGCATCAACTACAATAAGAGATGAAGAAGTATCTAATATTTGTGGTTATGTCATGGAGTTAGGACCAGACGCATACAAAGACAAAAAAAGATTTGCAGAACCTTGGTGTAAAAAAGGTGACTGGGTAATCTTTAGAGCTTACTCTGGAACTAGAATTATGATGTATGGACAAGAGTTTCGTTTAATCAATGACGATACTGTGGAAGCAGTTGTCGAAGACCCAACAGGAGTTGTAAGAGCATGAGCGAAACAGAAATAATACACGAAGAACCTAATATACCCGATACACCAGTAACTACAGAAGAAGATAAATTCTTTGGCAAGACTACTGAAATAAACAATTCTGTACCGGAAGATTTAAAAGTTGAAGTTGTTGATGATACTCCGCAACAAGATAGACGACCTCCTAAAGATGAGACTGCAGAAACTGAAGTAACAGATGAATCTTTAGATGAAGAAATTACTGACTACTCTAAAAGAGCAGGCGATAGAATAAATAAACTTAAGTACGATTACCATGAAGAGCGAAGAGCTAAGGAATCGGCACAAAGAGAATCACAAGAAGCTATCACTAGACTACAATCCTTAATGACAGAGAATCAAAAGTTACAAGCTTTTGTAGACCAAGGTGGAGAAGTCTTAAATAAACAAGCAGCTAACAATGCACTCTGGGCAAAACAAAATGCACAAGCAATGTATAAAGCAGCTTACGAAGCTGGCGATGCAGATAAAATGTCAGAAGCTCAAGAGCTATTATCTAAAGCTGTGCTAGCAGAACAGACCGCCACTAACATGGCAACCAATGTTCAACAAGAAATAGAAAAAGAATTAGTTATACCTGAAGCTGAAGTACCTCAACCTCAGCAACAAGTAGACCCCGAATTAAAAAGTTGGGCAGCTAAAAATCCTTGGTTTATGGGAACAGAGCCAGTTCATAAAGAAATGACTAGCTATGCAATGTACATAGACCAAAATATAAAAGCTCAAGGAATAGACCCAACAGCTCAAGCAGATAAATACTACGCAGAAGTAGATGTTGCAATGAGAAAACAGTTTCCAAATTTTTTTGGAGTTGTAACTGAAAGTGTGGAAGCACCTGAAGAAACAACAAAAAGACAGCCTTCAACAGTTGTCGCAACTGCATCGAGAGAAAGCAGTAATAAAAAACCCTCGCAAGTACGATTGACTCAGACACAAGTTAGGCTAGCTCGCCAACTTGGAATCAGTCCTGAGCAATATGCAAATCAATTATTAAAGGAGGCAACATAATGTCTGACGAAAATAAAACTGAAGAGATTATTGAATCTTCTGAAAACCAAGAGCGTTCCCCTAGGGGATTAGATAGTCGAGAGGCTACCCAGCGAAAAATGGACTGGGAAAATCAAAGCAACCTACCTGACCCTGAGCCACAAGATGGCTGGGTCTTCAGATGGATTAGAACTTCTCTATTAGGGAATAGTGATAATCCTAATGTATCAAGAAGGTTTCGTGAAGGCTGGCAACCATGTCGTTTGGAAGACCACCCTGAACTTCAAATACATATGATGGACCATCAATCTGAATGGGCAACTAAAGGTAATATTGAAATTGCTGGTTTGCTGTTATGTAAGATACCAAAGGAAGTTGTAGACGAAAGGAACAAGCACTTTGATAACTTAGCTAAACAACAAATAGATGCAGTTGATAATACCTTTTTTAAAGACCAAGATAGTAGGATGGCTACTAAAGAAGTATATGAACGCAAATCAAAAACGACTTTTGGTAAAGACTCTTAGAGTCTAATTTAATAATTTATTCTGCAATTTATTGCAGAGGAGTTTAATACTATGGCTTCAACAGCTACACCTATGGGTGCTAGACCACAAGGCTCGTTAGTATCGTGTGCTTACAATGCAAAGATTACTCACTATAAAATAACTAGCGGTTTTGCGACTGATATTTTTTATGGCGACTTTGTTAAGTGGGCAGATAACAACCCAAACACTACAATCCAAAAGGATACTGGAACTACTTCCATGACTCCTATTGGAGTATTTTTAGGTTGTTCGTATACTGACCCTTCAACTGGTCAAACCACTTTCAATCAATATTACCCAGCATCAACTGCTGCGGATGATATAATGGCATATGTTGCTTCTGACCCATTCTTAGTAATGCAGATGCAATCCGATGAATCTCTTGGTCAAGACGACTTGGGCAAGAATGTTGCAGTTATTCAAACTGCAGGTTCAACAGCGATTGGGACAAGCAAAAATGCAATCGATGGGAGTACAGCAAACACTACCAACACACTACCTTTAAAGATTATTGACTTTGTCGATGGTCCTGATAGTGCTATTGGTGATGCAAAAACTGATGTACTTGTAATGTTTAATGTAGGACATCAGTTGCTTAATGCGACTGGTATCGGTTAAGGAGACTAATTATGGCTGCTATATCAAGAGCAAATGAGCTTAAACAGCTTCTACCGGGATTAAATGCCCTTTTTGGCGAAGAGTACGCAACTCATGACAATGAACATGAGGAAATCTATACAACTGAAAACTCTGAAAGAAGTTTCGAAGAAGAGTTAAAGTTATCTGGATTTGGTGCTGCTCCAGTAAAAGATGAAGGTGCTGCTATCAGTTATGATACTGCGCAAGAATCTTTTGTCGCAAGATACACACACGAAACTATAGCAATGGGATTCGCTGTAACAGAAGAAGCAATGGAGGATAACCTCTATGTGCAACTTTCTGCCAGATACACCAAAGCTTTAGCCCGTGCAATGGCGTACACAAAACAAGTGAAAGCCGCTACACCTTTGAATAATGGTTTTACCACATTCAATAGTGGAGATGGCGTGAGTTTATTTAATACAGCTCACCCACTTGTAAATGGTGGTACAAACTCAAACAGACCAACAACTGGTGCTGACTTGAATGAAGCTTCTTTAGAAGATGCAATTATTCAAATTGGTAAGTACACAGATGAAAGGGGTCTTAAAATTGCTGCAAGAGCTAAGAAGTTAATCATACCTTCTGACTTACAATTTGTAGCAACTAGACTACTTCAAAGTGACTACAGAGTTGGTACTGCAGATAATGACATCAATGCACTTAAAACTAACGGAGTAATTCCTGAAGGTTTTGTTGTAAATCATTATCTTACTGACACTAACGCTTTCTTCATTACTACGGATATTCCTGATGGCATGAAGCACTTTGTTAGAAGTCCGATGACTACCAGCATGGATGGTGACTTCGAGACTGGAAATGTTAGATATAAAGCTAGAGAAAGATATTCCTTTGGAGTATCAGACCCTCTAGGTATATACGCAAGTCCGGGAGCGAGTTAAGAATTTAGGGGAGACTTCGGTCTCCCCTTTTTCTATATCTAGGGTTTAATTAATTATCTATCAACTGACCTAGCAGACAACCCAAGATGATAGATTTTTTCCTTTAAGGAGGGAATAATGGGAACAACAACATTCTCAGGACCAGTTAAAGCTGGTTCAATCAAAGATACAACTGGAACTACTGTAGGTACTGATATTGCTAATACCGGCTCTGTCGTTATGGCTCAATCTGCTGTAGTAGATATTATTGGTGCAAGTCACTTGAACCAAGTAATGGCTACTGTTCCAGCTAATTCACAAATTATAGATGTCATATTAAATGTAACTACTGTTAATAATGATGGCGGTGCAGCATTAGTAAATGTTGGTACTGTTGCAGATGGTGATGCTTTTATTAATGATGCAAATGCTAAAGCATTAGGAACTACCAGAGGTACTTTAGATACAGAAGCTACTGATGTAGGCACAACTGATATTCAAGTTTTAGCAGATTTTACTGGAGCTAATGGTGATGCAACAACAGGTGCAGCTACAGTTACAGTAATGTATATTCAAAATAACAACTTAAGTTAAAGGTAAATTATGGCAGATGCAGTAACAACCCAAATAATTAATGATGGGTCAAGAAACTGTATTATGAAGTTTACCAATGTCAGCGATGGCACAGGCGAAGCTGCAGTTGCTAAAGTAGATGTTTCTGCTTTGGGAACTGATAATGCAGGTCGTTCTTGTTCTGAGGTAAGAGTTCTTAGAGTAAGTCACGCCATCGTTGGTATGTCTGTTCAATTATTTTTTGACGCTAATGCTAATACATTAATAGCAGAGTTAGCAGAAAGCAGTAATGGACATATGGACTTTAAAGACTTTGGTGGTATTCCAAATAATGCAGGAACTGGAAAGACTGGAGACATTCTTTTAACGACTAAGGGAGCTAGTAATGGCGACACTTATTCGATAACAGTTGAAATGATTAAAATATATTCATAAGGAGTTTATATGGCTACTAAAAAAGCAATAATATCTATGAGTGGTTTTCCAGCACAATATAATGTTTTGATGGAAAATGAAGATGGTATTTATGAAATTGTATTTGGACCTGACCCAGATTTAGAAGATGCTCAAAGAAAAGCAGATGAACTAAATGGTGTTAGAGCTAGAACAACTAAAGGTCACTATGTGGCTGATGACCCATCTACTCCAGATGTAAACGAAGCTTATGTTGGAGGTAAAACACCAAAAACTAAAGCAACAAAAAAAACAACTAAAAAATCCGTAGCAAAGAAAAAAGCTACTACAAAAAAGTGAGGTAATCATGCCCGGTGGAATGAAAAAGAAAAGAGTCGAAGGTTATGGACATGGCGGTAAGATGAAAAAACAAGATGAAAAATCTTACATGGGCGGAGGTGTAATGAAAAAGAAAGCACCTATGTCTGCAATGTTTCGTGGCGGTAAGACTGGCAAATAATGTCTGGAGCTAAGAAGGACTCTCGTTTAAAAAATGCTGGAGTATCTGGTTATAATAAACCTAAGCGTACTCCCAACCATCCTAAGAAATCTCATATAGTTGTTGCCAAAGAAGGTAGCAAAGTAAAGACGATTAGATTTGGACAGAAAGGCGCTAAGACTGCAGGTAAACCAAAAGCTGGTGAGTCTGCAAGAATGAAAGCAAAACGAAAATCCTTCAAAGCTCGTCATGCAAAGAATATAAAAAAAGGTAAGATGTCAGCAGCTTATTGGGCAGATAAGGTGAAGTGGTGAGTAGAGCTAAAAAATCTAAATCAAAGGTTAATCAAGCTGGTAACTATACTAAACCTACTATGCGTAAAAATTTATTTAATAGAATTAAAGCAGGAAGTAAGGGTGGGAAACCCGGACAATGGTCTGCTCGTAAAGCTCAGATGTTGGCAAAACGCTATAAAGAAAAAGGTGGTGGCTATAAATGAAGAAACAACTTAAACCAGTTCCTGAAGGAAATAAAGGACTAGCAAAGCTTCCTACAGAAGCAAGAAACAATATGGGATTTATGAAGTCTGGCGGAAAGACTACATCTTCTAAGGGAGTAAAAGCTCCTGATGGTTTTCATTGGATGAAGAAAGAAGGTGGCGGATATAATCTTATGAAACATGAAGGTAAATTTAAAGCACATAAAGGCGCAACTTTAGAAGCTAAGTTTGATATACAGAAACAACATAAAGCGTAATGCCTTTAAAAAAATCGCAAAGGTCTTTAAAAAATTGGACTAAGCAAAAATGGAGAACTAAATCAGGAAAGCCATCAGCTAAAACTGGTGAACGCTATTTACCTGAAAAAGCTATCAAAGCATTATCTTCTAAAGAATATGCAGCTACTACTAAAGCCAAAAGAAAAGGAACTAAAAAAGGTAAGCAGTTTGTAAAACAACCAAAGAATATTGCAAAGAAAACAGCGAGGTACAGATGACAATAGCTAGAACTAATATGCAACAACAGATTGAAAAGTCTGGTAAAAAAAAACGAAAAATAGTAACCCAAGAAAAACGAGGAGACATAACAGTAATAAGAGTTAGATATGGCGACTAGTGGAACTTATACATTCAATTTAGATATAACGGAAATAATGGAAGAGGCTTACGACCTCTGTGGTTTGTCTATGTCATCAGGTGGAGATTACAATACAGCAAAAAGAGCATTAGATTTAATTTTTCTTGAATGGCAAAATAAAGGTCTTAATCTTTGGAAAGTAGAACAAGGCAGTATAACTTTAGTTGCTGGCGCTAATTTATACGATGCAGATGCTTCTGCACTAGAAATAGTAGATGTAGTTTTAAGAACTGACTCAGGAAATACAGATAAACAATTTGACCAAAGACTAAATAGAATTAGTAGAACTGAATATATACATCAAGCTAAAAAATTAATGCAATCTAAACCCACGCAATTTTATGTAGACAAAGGAATAACTTTAAAAATTGGCGTATGGGCAACACCAGATTCTGCACAAACATATACAATCATATATGACTACATAAAAAGAATTGAAGACTCAGGAACTAATGCAAGTTTAAATACTGATGTACCAGCAAGATACTTACCTTGTTTAACTTATGCTTTGGCATATAACATTGCTTGTAAAAATAACGAGTCTCAGCCACGAGTTCCTATGATTAAAGCTAGATATGATGAATTATGGAAAGAAGTTTCAGAAGCTGACAGAGAAAGAGCGCCTGTAAGATTTGTTCCTAATATGAACAATTATTAAAAATGTCGTACGCTGCAGGAAAAAAAGCATTAGGTCTTTGTGATAGATGTGGCTTTACCTACAAACTTAAAGAATTAAAGTACGAAGTACAAGACCAAAAAAGAACTGGTAGTAGAATTTGTACATCGTGTTTAGACCCTGACCAGCCACAATTTAGAATTGGTGAAGTAGATACATCCGATGCTATATCTTTATTTAATCCTAGACCAGATACAAATAGAAATGATTTTGCTTCTTATTATGGATTCAATCCTTTAAATGGAACAGGGTTAGCATTAAGAGGAGCTGTAGGCAGGATAACATTTGGCGGAGATGCTGATGGCGGAGGTGGAGGAGCAGGTACTGTAAATACAAATGTTTCTTTAACAACAAATCTAGGGACTACTGAAGTAGGAACATTATTTGTAGTTAGTAATTCAGATACAGCAAATGTGACTGGTAATAGTTCTTCTACTAATATTGGAAATGTAAATGTATTAGCTGGTCAAACTTTTGCAATTACAGTTGCCTCATATGCAGGAGCTAATAGATTTTATGTAAATGGAGTTGTCTATCCAACTCTTAATCTTGCAGAAGGAGCTACATTTACTTTTGACCAATCAAATGCAAGTAATGCTAATCACCCGCTAAGATTTTCAACTACTTCTAATGGTACTCATGCAGGGGGAACAGAATATACAACAGGAGTTACGACTAATGGAACTCCTGGAAATGCAGGAGCTTATACAAGAATTACTGTAGCAGTAGGAGCGCCAACACTTTATTATTACTGTACTAATCACTCTGGTATGGGTGGTCAGGCTAACACACCATAAAACTATGACTTATACTGAATTACAAACTCTAATACAAAATTATTTGGAAAATTCTGAAACTACTTTTGTAGGAGATTTGCCACAGATTATTAAACAAGCTGAAGAAAGAATATTAAAATCAGTAAAGCTTCCTGTATTTAGAAAAAATGTTACAGGCACATTATCAGCAGGCAATCAATTTTTATCAACGCCTTCTGATTTCTTAGATAATTTTTCTTTAGCAATAGGCACAGGAACTAATTTAGATTTTTTATATTTTAGAGATGTAAACTTTATAAGAGAAGCTTACCCAGATACATCATTACAACAAAAGCCACAACATTATGCACTATACGATGATAATAGTTTTATCGTTGCTCCTGTTCCTAACTTGGATTATGCAGCAGAATTACACTACTTTTATCGCCCTGCCTCTTTAACCGCAGGAGCTGGAAGTGGAACAACATGGCTTTCAGAAAATGCTTCTAATGCTTTACTTTATGGATGTTTAGTTGAATCATATGTGTACATGAAAGGTAGTCCAGAGTTACAAGCAGAGTATGAAAAAAGATATTTTCAAGCTATATCAAGATTACAAAATCTTGGCGAAGCCGACAATACTATTGATACCTATAGTAATGGTACATTTAAAAGAGAGAGGAGCTAATGATTAGCGTAGATACAAAACCAGAAGTAGGCAGCGTAAATGTTATAGCTACAGAAAATAAAGGTTTAAGTCCTGAATACTGGACTGAAAGAATACTTGAAAGATTAATTTCTATTAGCGATGGTGCAGACCCTATGGTTAAAGCACAAGCAGATGCTTTTAGAAGTAGTATTGCTCAAGTAGTTTTAATATATATGAAACAAGCTATAGCTAGTGACAGAAGCACAGTAGCTGGTTTATTAGAAAAACAAGGTCATAAAGATATGGCTGAAATAATAAGGAGGCTGTAATGGCAATATCTCAAGCAATGTGTACTTCTTTTAAAAAAGAATTAATGGAAGCTGTACACAATTTTAAAAACTCAGGCGGTAGTACATTTAACTTAGCACTATATACAAGTAGTGCTTCTTTAGGTGCAGCAACTACTGCGTATACAACAAGTAATGAAGTATCAGGCACAGGCTATACTGCAAAGGGTGGAGCTTTAACAAGAGTAGACCCTACTACATCAGGTACTACTGCATTTACTGACTTTGCAGATTTAACTTTTGGTAGTTCAACTATTACTGCTAATGGTGCAATGATTTTTAATGACAGCGCATCAGGAGACCCATCAGTAGCTATCTTAGCTTTTGGTGGAGATAAGACTTCTACAAATGGTGACTTCACTATTCAGTTTCCAACACCAGACGCATCTAACGCAATAATTAGAATAGCTTAATGGCATTAGTTCTTAACGATAGAGTTAAGGAAACAACGACTACAGTAGGCACAGGTACTATAAATTTAGCTGGTGCTGAAACAGGCTTTGAATCTTTTGTAGCAGGTATTGGTAATTCCAATACTGTCTACTATGCTATTGTTCATCAAACTGCAGATGAGTTTGAAGTAGGTCTTGGTACTGTTACCGATGCCACGCCTGATACATTAGCTAGAACAACAATTATAAGTAGTTCAAATTCTGATTCTAATGTAAATTTTTCTGCAGGAACTAAAGATGTATTTTGTACTTTACCTGCAAGTAAAGCTGTATTTGAAGACGCTAGTAACAATGCTGTTGTAGGTGGTACTTTAACTGCTACAACTTTTTCAGGTGCTTTACCCTATAGTGATTTGACTGGGACACCAACTATCCCAACAAATAATAACCAACTTACAAATGGTGCGGGATATGTTACATCAAACACTACTTATACCGCAGGAACAGGATTAGCTTTAAGCGGTACTGAATTTACTTTAAGTTTAAATACAGGTAATTCTTTACCAAATAATGCGTGGGTTGCAAGTGCTGAAGGAAGGAATAGATTTTATTTCGGTACTAGTAGTCATACTTATTTTCAAACAGGGAGTGGATATTATTATAGGAACTCTAGTGATGTTGATGTTGTTATTTTTGATTCTTCTGGTAATGGTTTTTTTGACGGAAATGTCACAGCTTATTATTCAGATGAAAGATTAAAAGATAAACAGGGCAAAATAGAAAATGCTTTAGATAAAGTAGGACAAATTGAAACTTTTTATTTTAAAGAAAATGAATTAGCAAAATCTTTAGGA